ATGACCAATACGAATGACACCACGAGGTTGACGAATGCAACCAAGACCTCACCGAGCTTGAGGGTGACTCCGCCCATTGTCACTGAGAAAGCACCAACACCTTTGCCGGCTGCAGCGGCGGGTGCGAGCAATGGGGTAAGGATGTCCTCAGAAAGAGACTTGAAGAACTCTCCAACAACACCTCCAAGATAAAACGAAGCCGTGAGAATGATAATATCCCGAGTATCAAGCATTTTTATTAAGAACCACATACTTTATTTCGTAAAGACAATGGACACCCGATATTTTGGGCCGAGTGCATGGCAATTATTTCACTTGATTGCATTTACCTCAAAACATCCCGATGACGTATTGAATCAGATGAAAGATGTATTGCCTTGTAAGTTTTGCAGAGAGTCTACAACCAAGTTTGTTCATGAACACCCCCTACGCGGCGATCCTGGAAAGTGGTTGTACGAACTTCATAATCGAGTGAACCATAAACTAAGAACTCAATGCAAAAATGATCCCGCAGTCCTAGATCCTGGACCTGATCCTGAGTTTGAAGATGTTAAGAAACACTATCTTGCTTTGAAACCGACCGCTGTGCCTGGCGGTGACTTTTTGGCTTCCATCTCAGCAAACTATCCCGAAAAACCAGAACCCGAACAGATGGCAGTTCAGCGAACGTTTCTTCACGCTCTTGAAAAGGTATATCCATTTGCAGAACTCAGAAGTGTCTATAAAGACTACATCACTGAACATGAACCTCAGTTAGCATCTCGTTCCGCATATATGAAATGGATGCATGGATTACTGAGTGTTTTATCCAAAAAGGTTGGAACTTCAATGCCATCGTATAAAGGATTTGCTCACCATCTTGCGTATTACAGAAGCGGTTGCTCCAAGAAGACGTATCATGGAAAAACATGTCGCAAACTCTCTGGAGGCGGAAGAACAAAATCCAGAGACCATGCGAAGACGTATAGGGTTTCTCATCATAAATTACTTTAATTTGGGTTTCGTGAATGCTTGAACGGTAAGACGTGCGTGTTTAGCTGAATAGACTTCAGGACGTTTTTCACGAGGTCTTTTCTTGCGTTCTTGTCTGGTTTTAGGGGGTTCGTCCATTTGGAGCTTCTATTACTTTGACGCAAAGAAATCCGTTTTAATGCTTACGAGTTCGGCGACCACCCTTGCGAGTTCGGCGACGACCGCCGACTGGGGCTGCGTCACTTGGGTGGAAAGGACTTGAACTGTTAGGACCTGCGCTGGAAATGTCAGCATTTGCACCAAAGTCATCGTGAGGAGTGACATCCGCACCACCCTTGTAGGTCTTCTTGGCCATCTTGAGGATGTCGCCGAACTTCTTTCCCTTATGAGACTTCATTGTCTTCTTGACATGCGTTAACCACTTACTCGGTCTTCGTTTAGAACCACCTACTTCAGACATTTATTAAGAAGTGAAGAAGTTATTGTAAACCCAATGGTTTTTCAACGAACCCTTTTGATAGAACTGAAGTTGAAAATAAAAGCCACTGGCATCCATTTGCAGACGCGAGGCGAGGATCTAATGTTTCTTTCCCAAATGTAGAATCTGGAACTACAATGGTGATTGCTGATCGATTATACGCAATGAGTTCATATTCATCGCGAGGATACATTGCTTGAGCATATAAGATACGACGTAGCTTGGATTCCGACCAAGATAGGTTAATAAGTTCTCCTAATTCTGATCCCCGAACGTTATCGGAGACAAGTATTAACCTATTTTTCAAGTCATCTAAAGGTGTAGAGGGTTCTATACCTTTGACCAAATGACGCCGAACTGTTGTTTTGAGACATTCTGCTGCTTGATTAAGAGTGACGTTGTTAACTGAATGAGGAACAATCGATAGAATGAATGGTTCTTCGGTGTTTTCCCATGCTTGAATTAAGTCTACACACACCGAATCAAAAGTCCAGTAGTCATACGCATAATCATAACCAAGATTCAATGCCTTCTTAGCTACAATTGGCTTTCCGTTCTCATCTGCGTAGAGGTGAACCTCTAGTAGACGACGACCACTTGCAATGACATCCTTGACTTCTTCATAGACTCCACCTGTAACGTAGTAGTCGCATAAACGCTTACGTTCGACAATTTCAGGAACACCTTCCGGAACAGTTGCATCATGCCAAATTGTATATCCAAGAATTCCTACAAGTCCAAGTCCGATGGCTAGTTCCATTACTTCTTACCCGTTTCTATTTTTGGAAGTCTGAACAATAGTTGACGAAATCCATTAATCACGTCATCTGGAATACGGGTTTCCATAGGTTGTTCCATCAAACAGGCTCGATGAAAATATAAACAGTACATTCCGCATTCAGAATCTTTGAATTGATGTCTTGTTGCATTAAAGGTCATTTTCATTGGACTAGCATGTTTGCCTGTAGCATCCCACTGTTCTTTCCAACGCTTCATGAGTCTCTTGATTTCCTTTTCAGGTACATGAGCATACGAATCAAAATAGGTGATACGAGGATATTCAAGTTCTTCACGAATATCGCAAAATAATGCGATCCAATGTTCACCAGGTCCATCATGTGGATCGGTATTAAAGATAATACCAATCTGATCATATTTCTTAGAGAGTTCTGTTAGTTTAATCTTACAAAGTGAGCTGACAATACATTCATTTGTCTCTGACTTCAAATCAAAGTCAATTGGAATACATCCTACAAAGTAATACTTTGGAAAGAGTTCCATATAGTTCTTTTCAACATGGTCAATATCATCTGACGATAACCATTCATATCGGTTGACACTCCATTGTTTAGGTGCTCGAGGTCTTTGCATTAAAGATGAAACAATACATTCTGCAGATCCTGTAGAACACTTATCTTGAAGACGATGTTGAATATTCGTCCACATTTCTTCAGGAGTTCCCTTTGAAATGGGTGATTCCTTAGGATGTTCTTTATTATACACTGTTCGAAGTCTCTCAATTTCTTCATCATCAAGCCAAGACATCCCTTGTTTAAAACGGATACTAAATCATTGAAGCAATAAACAGTATACCATGGAAGCTCTTAAACCCATTCTCTCAGAATATGCTGAAATTACTCGTAAACTTAATGAAGTCAATGCTCGTGCATCAGAACTCCGAGATGAACGCCGAACTGTTGAACTAGATTTAGCTGCTTTGTATGCAACTTCTCGAGATGCCTTACCCGACAAGATTAGTCTTGCAACATCGGGTATGTCATTTGCTGTTAAATATCCAAATCAGTGGAAGAGAGGTTGGACAATGTCTAAGAAGGAATTGAAAGCGTATTTAGATGAATTGATTCCTGAAAGAAGTGAAGCTGTGATGCTTGAAATTGTTAAACGACAAGAAGAGAAGATGGTGGAAAGTGATTACGGTTTTGAGCTTAAAGTTGTTGCAAAGCGGGATTGAGTTTCGTCTTTAAGACTTTCCTCAATTTCCCGTAGAGTCTGCTGAATTTCTGCGAGTTGTTGTTTAGCTTGGTCCAAACTTTGATGGGGAAGAAACCCTTTTTGGATACGCGAAATCGTGCACACTAACGAACCATTCGTGCTCAGGAGACGGGTAGCCAAAGTATACAAAGGCTTCACCATCAACGTGATATGATACTCAACAACACAATATTTTTAAATGCCATCATCTTCGCGCTGAAGGAAGTAGGCGTGGAGTTTCTCAGACATTCCGCGAACACTAAATTCAAATACACCATGCCAGTTAGGTCGCATGATGGTTCTAACATCTCGGATTCCATCTAAGATTGCATGGCGATCTACGTATCTACGATTCACATGAGTTCCATGCCACAAATGATAGACGGATCCAGAAATACATGCTATTCTAGGTTTTGGAAGACTAGAGAACTCTTTGAAAGCAGGAATCAATGCAGGTTTAAGATAGGTTGTTGGAAACTTGACATCTAACCATGCTGCAGCTGAAAGCGTATCTCCACTTCCTGTGATTCCGTATTCAAAGAACCCTACTTTGCGAAACCATCTGCGACGGAATGCCCATGCAAATCCTGGATGAAACTTATGATCGAATGTTTCTTTACGATCCATGTAGAGAACGGATGCTCGTTCTTGCATGATTTTTGTATATGTGATATCCATCCACACTGCAGAAGTAAACGGCTGAACTACATCATTTTTATTCAAGGCATCTGAGACTTCACAATACCAGTGAGGATTACCAAAGATGATATCGGCATCCAAGAACAATACTTTAGAAAACCTCCAAGGAATCTTGGATTCTAGAATGGTGCAGAGATTCTCCTTGTGAAAGAGAATGGATTTACTCCAGACATGAAAGGCATCTGCTAGTTCAGGTTCTTGCTTATCAAACACTAATTCCAAAGTGTAATAGGGAATATTTGCGAGTTTGAGTTTTTCAATCGTGTAGAAGTAGTTCATCACCATACGTTTGGATTTGGCAGGATTGAAGAAGACAAGTCCGATTGCCATATCACATTTCCATGGAGTATTGTATCGAACATTTGAGAGTTCAATCGGTTCAGCAGAATATTGTTTGGGTAGAGGATCTGGTTCTTCTGTATATGCCATGGACTGAGCAGCTCCCATTGTGTAGAAAAACGGATAAAAGATTGGATAGAAACTACAATTCATAATGACCGATGTATACTCACCTTACAATGCCCGTAACCGATTCTTTACAGAGAAGGATATCCACCGTATATTGCATCGCCATGGTTTGCCTCATTATCGTGTTTCAAATGCAAGAGTCTTTCAAACCGCAATGGTTCATACCACCTATGTCAAACGATCTGAATACACTACACCCGATGGACGACCGGCGTCTCTTGCTCCGTGTCCCTCTGGTGTCATGCCCCTCCAAGATGAATCATACGAATGCCTTGAATTTGAAGGAGATTCCGTGCTCGGAGTCTGTGTTGCAACCTATCTACGACGTAAATACCCTGACAAGAAGCAGGGTTTTCTCACAGACGCTCGCAAGGAACTTGTTAATAACGAGCGAATCGGAGCCTTATGTCAAAAAGTCGGACTGGATACATTCTATGTCATTTCTAGGCACAACGAGGAGTCTGTGGCTATTAATGGACGACGAAACATTCAGAAACTGGGAGACATATTTGAAGCTTTTATTGGTGCGCTATGGACAGATTGTGGAAACCGATTTAACATTGTCTACGTATTCGTCACCAACGTTCTGGAAGCCTATTTGGACATCCAGGATGTTGTCACTACTATCACCAACTACAAGGATATCTTTCAGAAGTATTGCCAGCGTGAGTTTGCGACAACTCCTACGTATACGATGATAGACTCCAATGATCCTTTGATTCGGGTCACAATTGTTCTCAAAGGAAAAACATTAAAAGAAACGGGTGAAGGAACCACTCGTAAGAAAGCAGAACAAATGGCTGCTAAACAAGCGCTTGAAG